TGGCGCCGCCCAGGCTCGGGCTCCCTAAAAAACCACCGCTCGCGGGAGCGCAGTGGGCATCGACGAAGCCGAATTGAGGGTAGTTAGGAGGCGCCGAGCTGGAATTGTTTTTTATTTCGAAGTAAAGCAGCCCGCTCGATTTCGCGGTCGTGCCCCTATTCATCCACCAATTGGCGCCGGTGGTCGTCGCCGTCAGATTTCCGTTGGTCAGAGTGAACCCATTGACCAACGCATCGGTGCTGCTGAACGCGCTATTGCTCGGAGTCACATTGGTGACCCAACCGGTCGACGTGTTTTTCCAGACGAATCGAATGGAGCCGGAGAGCGTGGAAGTGAACACGGCGTTGAACGGCTGGCTATTAATGAGCCCTCCGTTTGCCGACACTGTCAACCCGTGCGCCGCAAACGACGACACGGTATCTTCCACGACCACCTGATCGCCTTGTAATAGGGCTGTCCCATTGTTTACCGTCGTTGCCGGAAGGGTCAAAGTCCAGCTGCCGGCGGACGTATCGGCGAGAATATCCTGCCCTACGGCTGCCTGCGTGTTAGCGGTTGCGTACAACGGAGGCGATTGGACGTACTTGATACGGTACGGTTGCGCGGAGATAGTGGTGCCGGTATAGACAGTGCTCTTTGAACCGGTGATCCAACCCTCATCGGTGTGATGCCCACTGCCTGCAATATTCCATACGGTGATATAACCGAGACCCGGATAGACACCAGTGACGATATAGTAATTCAAGACATCGGTCAGTAGACCGATCACCAAGCCGGTGAACATGAATGTGAGCGAGTTGGTGTCCATGAAAACACACCATGACTGCCCCCTCGCGTGCCAGCTAAGGCCGCTCACGTTGCTGCTGTTCAGGCTTTGATGATAGCTGAACAGATCGTGCGAGCTTTCAAATAAGATGGTTCCCGGCTTTCCGCCCGACGCGACCAGCGCGGAGTTGTACAGATAACTGGTCTTATGAAGCTCGCCGCCGAAGATGAGCGGATAGGGGCAGCTGGCGTTCGTCCCGTCCGAATTGGTGGAACTGATAGCCGGAAGCGCGTTAGCATTGACCAGAACGTTTAGATATAACTGATACAATATGGGGATATTTTCGGTGCACGGCCTTATCCCAGATACGTGTTGCCTTCCGGCCTGTGTCGGCCATAGATAAGATACGCTATTAGGAGATGTGAAAGTTGGAATGGCAGTAGTGGGGCCACTCCACAAGTTCTCGAGGCCCGCGCGATAGGGCGCGTACCCATAAACCGGGCCGCCGGCCGAAGAATACCAGAATGTGACAGGCGGAGGGAGATCACTCCCGGTTTCCGTGCCGCCTGCGTTGCTTATTATCTTGAATTTATTACCAGGAGAATACACCACGATTCTGTCTTTTGGAGGCCCCCCGGAGCCTGTCCAACCAAAGGTATCAAAGACCACGTCTTGCGCCAGTATCACATAAGGTACGGTCTTCGACGAATAGTAGTGCGATATGTAAAAATCGTTTCCTGCGGTTGTCCCCAGGGCAATGGGACTGAAATTGTACAAGGCCGGATCGGCGTCCAGATATCCGCCGGAGAACAGCGACGGCCCGAATCCTCCGATACTCGACAAGCACGTCGCACAGTTCGCGTTCTCGAGAAAGACATTATAGGCGTTTACCTCACCCTGGAACGGGAATTGCACCGAGGAAGCGTATATCTTGGTAGCGGCTTGCAGTTCCGCCTGCAAATTAGTATTGGAGATGTAGGTCGACATCGCAGTTCCGATAAACGTATCAATCCAGATCGGCGAGATCTCGAGGTTAAGAACGTAGGCCGCCTTCACGGAGAAGCCAGTGCCTCCCCCGATAGAGGCGTTGGAGCAAGCAAGAGTATCACCGGTCAGATAACCCGCGGTGCCGGGATTGACGCAGGTCAAAGCTGTTACTGCGCCGCCCGAGCCTACCGTCACGGTGGCGATCCGTCCGGTGCCGGAGCCGCCGGTCATGGGAACGTTATAATAGGTTCCAGGGGTATATCCCGACCCGCCGGTGATAGCGCCGAATACGTTCAAGCCGCCTGGATAGATGATGAACGGCACCGGCCCGAACGACGGAGTCCAAATTGTAAAACAATTGTAATCACCACGTCTGTCAGGGAAAGCATTTGCCAACAGGTTAGCAGTCGTCCCAGATGCTGCAATGCTGCTTTGCGCGACGTTCGTGCTGATGTTTTGATAGGCGGCTCCGCCTGTCCATGTGCCGCCGAGTGGGTAATAGGAATTACCAGAGCCGGTGGAAATCGCGCTGGTGCCGGAGATATTAAAAGCCGCTCCTGAACTACCTTCCTGTTGAGCGCTCCAGTTGCCTCCAAATATACTGTACGCGCCTCTTACGCCGCAAAGGCCAATAGTCGAGCTTGGTGTGCAATCATATATCCCATCAATATAGGCTTGATTGTTGTACTGAAAATTAAGAAAGATATATGAGCCTCCGCCGGTGCAGCGGCGTATCGTGTTGTTGTCGCCCAGGCCGCCGACGGTCGAAAGCCAAGTAAAGCAGCTATACATCCACAGGACGCTGATATCCTCTAGCGTCGTATGACTGGCGCCGTTGCCGGTTCCGGCAATCCCAATGCCGACGCCGTACGGGTTGCAGCCGCCTTGCTGAATAGTTTGCGACGGAGCAAATATCTGCAGGTTCTGGACGGTGGCGCCTCCGTTGGGGCCAAGCAACAGGGCGATCCCATTGATGAAATTTGGCTTGATGACTGTTCCATACTGACCATAAGACAACGAGCTACCTGGCTTCCCCGACAAAGTCGGGCACCAGCTTGTATAGGTGCTAAGCGCGCTTATAGCCGTGCCAATTGCTGCAGGCGCGTAATACATGATCCACCACGGATCATTGCCGACGTCGGTGGCGATCAGATAGGGCGCATGCCCGGTGTTGCCGGAGCGCAATGAAGTATACGGCACGCCGTTATAGATGCAGACATCACCGCTTGCGAAGGCCGCCGCCGCGGTCCACCTCGGCTTCGGCGGCGTATTAGCGGGGTACGAGCTGGCGCTGTTCTGGTAGCGCAAGCTGTTCGGAACATCCAAGAACAGCGTGGCGCTAGTGCGGTAAATGCCTTCGGGAATGACGATCGAGGACAAATTGACTGATGTCGACGCCGCGTAGTCAATGGCGGATTGGATCGCACAATAATCAACCTCGGGAGTGAGGTCGTCGACCCAGGGATACACCGCCTGCGCCGCAGTAAGCGACACGAAGATCGACGACAGCAGATGCGAATTTCCATCATGCTTAGTCGTATAGCCGGCCGGATAGAAGTCCTCGACGTTGACCGATTCCAGCGACCGATGCCAAGCGCCAGCGCCGGCGGCGTTCTGCGTTACGACCTGGCTGGGAGACCCACCAGGAGGGACGCCGCTCGCCGAGCTGCTGATCACTCCGCCGCTAATGGTGATGGTGGAGTTGTCGGGCTTGACGACGCCGGCCAGTAATGAGGTTGCGACCCTTGCCGATGCCACGACGGCGCCGGTAGTCGGCGATATGACGAGCGTTCCGTCCGCATTGGTGACTGATGTGACGGCGCCAGCGGGGCCGGTCGGCCCAGTCGGCCCGGTTGGGCCGGTCGGACCTCCGGCGGGACCGCCGGGCCCAGTCGGCCCGGTCGGCCCGGTCGCCCCTACCCCGGCAGGACCGGTGGGCCCGGTCGCCCCGGCAGATCCGGCAGGTCCGGCAGGCCCAGCAGGCCCTGTAGCTCCGTCACCACCCTGAAACGCAGCTGCGTTCATGTCGTGAAGCACGCCGCGAAGGTCGACGGCTGCGATGGCGCCCGTGCCGGTGGTCGGCAGGCCGGCTTCGATTTCGTTATCGATTTCGGCTTGTGTAAAGTCGGACATCTCAGGCCGCCTTCACTGGTGCATTGCAGTTATTCATTGTTGAAGCCGTTTCTTTAACCCGAGGACCTCCGTTAACTCATGCATCAGTGCACGGAGGTCAGGTTGATTCCAATATTCATAGATTGCTTCTATATCTTCCTCTTTACAGTCGCCGCAATCTAAAGCAGCGCTCGCGCGCTTATAGCGAATTTCAAGCTCAAGTTCCTCCGGATGGCATTTATAATAAGCCATCCTTTCATCTTCAGCGGCCTTTTGGTACTTGGCGCGGATAGCTTCGCGAACTTTATGATTGGGATGATAGCAGGCGTCAAGCATTTCACGGCATCCTTGGCTCCCTCTAAGGGCGCCGCACACCGTTGATAGAAGCACTTGATAGTCGAAAATTTTATCCGGCCACTCCAATCCGAACTTAACAAATGCATCGCGGCAAAACTTCTTTATTTCGGCACGCTCCTTGCGGGTAAAGTTTTGTTCGCAACTACGATATTCTGGATGATCTGGATTTGTCAGCCGCTCAATCAAATCAGCGCTCATGGCTGCGACGCCTCCAGGGCTTTGACGCGTGCTGACAATTCCTTAATCGCGTTCAGCATTGCATAGAGCAGCGGGCCAGTATCAAGCTCGCGCAGGTCGGGGACCGCGGCGCCATCGACAAAGCCAGAACGCCTCGTAACCATTTCCGGAAAAAGCTCTTCGCACTCCTGCGCAACCAGGCCAATCAACTCCTTTCCGTTCACGGCGACGGAGTGATGTGGACTTGTACGGCCGGGAGCGGCATCATTGCCCTTGTAGCTGTAAACGATCGGTTGCAGCTGCTCGATCTGGGCGAGCCCACTGACATAGTTCCCACGAATGTTTTTGATGCGGCGATCGGAGGTCGCCAACCATGGGCCGCCTCCGGCCTTGTAGGCATTGGGACTGCTCAAAGTGATGGTGGAGTCGACAGCAAGATTGTTGACAATTTCGATATAGGTGCCGCTGAAGGAAATGTTGCCGTTTATGCGGCCGCAAGTAAGGTCCCCGGTAATAGCAACATTGCCGTTCAAGCTTGTAGCGCCGCCGACCGTAAGATTGCCGGTCATGCCGATATTGCCGGTTACGCTGCCGGCGACGGCAAGATTACCTTTCAAGTTCGTAGCGCCATTGACCGTAAGACCGCCGCTCATGGTATCGCCGGCTGCGTTCACCACGCGACCCCAGTTGCCGGACACCATGCCATACGTCTGACCGTCGCTAGGCGCGTCCGGCCGCACGCGCGCGATGGGAAGAATGCTCGTCGCCAGCCCGCCGCTATTGCCGGCCCCGTAATAGAGAGTGCTGTCAACTTCATTGAAGGCAATCTCGCCGGCCGCCAAGGATGCCGGCGCGCCCGCCGCGCCCGTGACTCGCCTTCTGATCTGAATAGTCGTGCTCAAAACACGCCCCCATCGATGGCGGAGCTTGGCTGCCCCGGCTGCCCGGTCAAATTGATATCCCACGCGGAGAACGCGCCGAGGCCGCCGAGCAAATCCACGGCAACCGATAGAGCGCTGACCGAGTAAGCCGTGACGATGCCTTCGATCCAGTTTGTCGGCGCGCTCTGCGCGGCGATTCTAACCCGCGCGCCCGGAGTGTAGGCTAGCCCAGGCTGCGTCGTCAGCGTGATCTGGCCCAGCGATATGGAGAGGCTCGATGTGCTTGTCGCCGCGTAGCCGGAGCCCGTTGGTCCGGTCAGATTAAGATTCCAATCGTTGTAAGAGCCGGAGCCGTTAGCGAGATCCACGGCTATGGTCAACGATGTGCCGCTATAGGCGGACACGCGCCCTTCCATGTAGACGCCCGCGTTGGCGTTCGACGAGGCGCGGCAACGCACTCCGGGTGAGTAGGCTAGGCCCGATTGCGTGATGAAGACATGCTCCCCGGTAGCGACAGCCAGCATGGTCGGGCTCGTCGCAGCGTAGCCTGGACCCGGCGGGCCGCCTCCTTGGGGCCCCTGCGGGCCTTCAAGGCCGGCAGGCCCCTGCGCGCCGGCAGGCCCTCCCGGGCCCTGCGGACCTTGCGGACCAATCGGTCCAGGAGGCCCCGCCGGACCGGCCGGGCCCACCTGCGGCACCACCAGCGCTGGGCCGCCTGCAAATGCCGCCACGTTTGGAGTGAGCACTATCCTGCCGACGCCGTCGCCCATGTAGAGGTCTTGCGTCATCGCGTCGTCCCCTCGACCACCAGCGCCGTCCCCTCGAAGATGCGCTCCTGGTATCCCTGCGGCATCAACCGGACAAGGTCCGTTACGTAACTTCCGGCCGCAAGCCTTATGAGGTTCGCGCGGGTGAGCGCGATGATAAAGCGGCCGTTCTTCGGATCGCCGTCAAAGACGATGCCGTTATCAGGCGTAAACACCGATACGAGCGCTTCGTGATCGGTCTCCTGAATTCTGATTTCCATCTTGATCACGGAGCCGGTGAGATCGATCGGGAGAACCGTCACGCCGTCGGTGTCGTAATAGCCGTATAGGAACGGCACTACCCAATCCTCGTTCTTCGCGATATTGATCGCCGCCTCGAAATATGTCGGCCCGGCCATTTACTTTTTCCGTGAGCGAGACAGGCCTGCGAAGCGCGCGTCGACGTCATCATATGTCAGGATGGTCGGCGTCGCCGATGTCAGATCAGCGATGCATGCGGCCTCTGTAGCGCGGGCTTGCTGGACTAGCGCAACGATCTGGTTGTTCATATCGATGGCATCCTGCGCTGTAATGTCATAGGCAACTCCGTCCTGCGTGAAATTGAGGACCGCAGCGGGATCGATTGATGCCGACGTAACGTACTGCGCGAGGTTGCTTATCAGGGTCTGGCTAACCCGATCCGTCTTTACCGGGATGCTGTTGAAGGTTATTCCGGCGACGGCGGCTTCCCACCTCGCTTGGCTAGCGTAGGCGGTAAGCGTCTCTGTAGTCTCCGCGGGCTGGGCATAGGGTCGCGTGTCGCGCTGGGGAAAGGCGGGCGCAGGGCCGATCCTGTCGAGAGTCGACAGCGGCGCGGCATAGGGAATTACCTGCACGCCGGTGCCGTAGACCGAAGCGTCGATCTGTTGCTCGCTATCATGCGAGCCGTAGACGACCCCACCGAGACAGTAGAGCAACATTGTCATTTCGCATCACCATCAGCTGGCTATCATGGAATTGTTATTGCCGTTCACGCCAAAGGCCGGGCTGCATGGCGCATAATTAGCGAACGCTCCCCACAGCTTGACACCGGTATTGTTGGATGCGTTTATCTGCATTATGCCATTAACGTTAGCGCCGGCCCCGAAATCGCAAGTAAGAGAGAGGTTAGTCTCTTCTAAATAAAGTCCATGAGTAGCGTTCTTGTAACTATGCGATGGACCGATGTTATACGCGCCATTATTCAGTGGCGCGCCAATATATCCAGTGGCGCATAGATAGCAAGAAATGCCGCTGTCCCCGTTGGCATTGCAGAACAAGCCGCCGTCCCACTGGGTGCCGCTACGCGGCCAAAGTTGAAATCCATCCCCATCATTGCCGAGACAAATGCCGTTTCCGGTGCAGGTCACAAACCCGCCGTTTCTACATACCATGCCGTACGCATTGCCTATCGCGATAAATGGCGAGCAAAAATTCTGATCCTGCGCTTCTCCACCAATCCCCATGGCGGCGCCGTTCTCCCACATGAAGCCTCCGTAATACCCCTTGAAATTTACGGCAGCCAATCCGTCATAAGCCCACCCCGTATCGCCAGCCAGCGTTCGCGGAAAGATGTTCATATAGCCAGAACAGTTAAAACTGACTCCTCCCTGGATCGGATTTCCGTCGCCGGTAAAGAGAATCCCGTCTAGATGCCTTAGCGCCACGCCGCCGATTCGCATGCTCATGCCGGCGGCAGTCGCGCCGGAGAAATGAAGCTCCGTCGCGAACTTGGTTCGCAGGACCGCAAGGTTCGTAACCATGTCGGCGGCGCGTTGCGAGGTGCTGTTGCCGTTCCACGCGTACCCGACGTCGTTCCTCGATACCGGCGCAAGCATTGGCGCGCCAAAAATCGAGATGCGGTCATTGTTGGGATGGGCGATTTCGATCGTCTGGGTATAGACGTACTGAGTGGATTGCGCGCTGCCTGGCGCCGCGCCGGCCAACTGCAAGATGACGTGTCCGGTCGGGGTGATGCGATATTTGCCAAGATAGGCAAACGCATCGATGAGGTTGGCAAATTTCGCGCCGGGACCATGCACCGTGAAGGTCACCTCGGTGCTGATGATGTACTCCCAGGCGGTGATGAACCCCTCGATCGCCTTGCGGAGTTGTTGAAGGTCTGCATTTGACGGTACGCCGCAAGGTGTGCCGGAGAAATCGAAGTACATGCGAACATTCGCGCGGGTGATAACCTCGAGAACCTCGCGCTGGTCGAATTCGATCGAGGCAGCCGGGACGATCGAGCCCTGAATGCCCGCAGCAGGATTGCCGTCTATGTACGGCGCGTTGGGATTGCTGGGCTGATCGAGTGGGGGATTGTAGCGAATGGGAGCCTCCTATCAATAGATTTGCACTTCGTTCCATTCGAGCGTGACAGTAAACGCCCATGTGCTGTTGGTCTGCGGTACGGAGCCCGTGATGACGAATCCCTCATTGTTGGCAAGAACTAGCGGATGATCAGCCTTGTCTTTCTGAAAAAGAAGCAGGGGCTCAATTTGGAAAAGGGCATTGTTCGTCGTAGGCGCCGGCGCAGCCAGGCTTTCTATCGGCGCGGCATCGAAGGTGCGCGTCCCTGGGTTCAGCGCGGCGGCGTCAGACCACGAGATCGCCGCGCCGGATGACGCCATGCTCGTCCGCATTTGATTACTGTTGCCGCTCAGGTTGGCAAATTTACCGCCGCTGTCGGGAGCGGTGAAGTCGCGCGCCACGTATAGGTCGAACGATGCGAGGCCGCCAGAAAACGCGGTGACGGTCCATGCCATCATCCGCATGCGCCAGATCAGGGCGAACATTCCGGGCGATGACCATCGAAACGAATAGATGGAAGAATTCACGGGCAACATCGCGGCAATGGTGCCGGACTTCGCAACATGCTGGAAAATCCCACCGGCGCCGTAATCAAGCGGATAGAGCGACGCATAGACCATCGATCTCTGCAAGCTGCCGTCAAGCAACTGAGAGATGTCCTTCATTCGGATGGTGAAGATATTGCCAAGCCCATCCTTGATCTGTTTATTGTCAGCCATTTCACATGATTCCTAACGTCAGATATTGCGTATCGAACGGCTGGGTGAAGTCTAGCGATTCCATCGGAGAGTAATCGTAAACGATTTTGGTATGGGCGGGTTGCCAGCGGTTAAACAGGCACTCCAGATCGGATGCTATGTCTATCCGCAAGAGACGATCGATGCCGCACTGCGATGAATTGCAGTGGAAATACGTAAGCTTTTTCGCAGAGACATGAATGGTCCAGTAGAACCGGTTCTCCGGCGGCCCCAGCGTCCAGTGGAAATGATTTGGATCACCGGGATTGAATTGCCCCCGCGTATCTCCGCAGCGCGAGACGCCGGTCATGTACGGCGCGAACTCGGTGATCTCGATATTGTAGCCGAGCTTTTCCGCAACGCTGTAAAAGTATGCCCGCGACTGAGCGCCGAGCAAAGTCATCTTGGTGACGAGATTGGCCCGCCGCTCCGCGAGAGCTGTCGGCGGGTCCGTCAAGCATGGGTCGGGTAGTCCCCAGTTGCGCTCCCAATCCGGCAGCAACTCGATAGTGGTGCGCGGATCGCTCTCGGTCTCGAGCAGGTCGCCGGCGCGGCCGTCGACGACCCCCCAGTAATCCGCAAGACCGGAAATGCAAAGAACGAGAGTGCTGAACGGGTCCCGCGGCCACGCCTGGCCTTGTGGCAACAGCTGCAGAAGCGCAACTGCGTAATCACTCCCCGATCGCCGTACGTGACGATCCGCGCTCGAATACTGCCGCCGCTTCGGGATGACGACAGGCGGCTCGGGCGGCGGCTGAAAATTGAAGTCAGAACCAAAATCGGCATTGAAATCTGAAGACATTGTCAGGCGTATGTTATGTCGCCCAGCGTCGGCATACATCCGGCGTTGGGCATCGCGGTGTCACCGGGTTTGCAGTTATAGGAGATGACGCCGACGGCGCTCATTATTGCTTCATCGGTCCAAGCCTCGAACCATGTCTGCCCAGGAGTTTGACGTTCGTAGAATATTTTCTCGAGGCTCGCCGTTATGTTGTTCCGCGTCGCCTGATCGCCTGGATTCAAATTTCTGATCGGGACGTTGACCGGGAACGGAATCGGCGCCTCGGTGAAGAAATCCTTCACGGCCACGGGACGCACCGTATCGAGATAAGCCGCCACGGCGAGAACATCGTCCGGCAACGGGAACCCGCCGTTATCGGCCCGCAGATCATCCATCATGAACCGCACGGTCACGGTCCCCATGCCCATTTCCAAAGGATACGACCATGCGCGAGTGACTCCGGGATAGCTCTCCGCCCAGGCGACGTAGTCATCCGCATCGCCACCCATCGGCGGCTTGCGAATTCTGGCCAGCACCCTCAGCCGCAGATCGTCATCCGTCTCGTCGTCGGTGCCGCCGTCGAGCGTATCGACAGTGATGGTGAGGCCGGCCTGAGGCGCAGCGTCTGCCGCTAGCGTCAATGGAGTGCCGGACGGCAAGTTCGTGATCGCGCCCGGCTGTAGCGCAATGACGGGAGCCGGCGTCGGGGAGCCGGCCGCGCCGGTCGTAATTTGATCCGTGGTCTGATAGTTGGACGTTGCGTAGACCAGCTGCGTGTATATCGGCACGATGACATTCGGCGCTTCCGCGACAAAGATCACGTCGCCCTGCGCAGGCGTGGCCAGCTTTCGCCCGGTCGAGCCGTCCGAATTGACGAGCCAGATATCGCCGTGACGGTCAAGCCACTCGGTCTCGGCCGTATCGGGCAAGAGCTGCTTCGCCAGCCAGTCTATATATTGCAGCACGAGATGACAGAGCGCGCCCATCGCGTCGGAGATGACGCGCAGCACGCTGTTGGGAACGTTCGCATCGGCGCCGGGCAGCCGGCCGCGAACACTATCGCGAACGGCGCTACGAACGTCGCGGAGCGTGGGAGTTGTCCAAGGCATCACATACCGTTTACGGGGCGATATCCGACCATAGCACCTGATACTGGAGCTCGATCTCGATCTTGGGACCGCGGAATAACCGGATTAGCGCATTGATGCGCTGCTTGTCCGTACGCGTAACTATAACCTCCATCGCAGACGCTATCTTGAGATCAATGAGCGGCTGCAAGGCTTCCTGAATGTAGAATTTTATTCGAACGAGGGTCGACCCTTCCCACGATTCCGATGGAGCAATCTTTGACCGCCTCAACAGCCACAGGCGGCACCCGATCGGCCACGCCCCCCATATCAATTCGGCGTCCAGATCGCCCCACCAGCCGCGCCGATCGGTCGAGTCCGGATCCGGCAGGAGATCGCCTTCATCCGCGAGACGATCAGTCCCGAGAGCGACAATGGCTGCCGTGGCGAGAGCCTGCGTTTGGTCTAACGTGCCGTCGCCGAGTAACACCCAGTCGGACGAAACTTCGGTCTGATAAGGGAAAGTAGCCTGCTGGACGAGGCGTATA